ATTCTTTACTAGTCATTATTCTAGTTTTTTAAGTTTAGGTAATTTTAATTCTACTTGTTTTGGTACTTTTGTTTCTAAAATATTATCTAACACTTCAGCCATTTTATCAAATGAGAAATTTGTTTTAGCATGATGTGCTTGACGTTTACCTAATTCAAAATATTTTTTATAATCACTATAAACATTTTTAAAAGCATCACCTACACTAGCATCATCAGGAGTAAACCATTGTGCTTCAGCTAATATCATGTTTTGAGCAACCGCTGATTCATGAACATTAGTTAATTTACCTCCTACTAATATATTATAATCGGAATGTAAGAAATCTAAGTGGCCGCTCCAATTACTTGCTATAATAGGTTTTTTAGATAAACTAAATTCAAGTAATGGTCTACCAAAACCTTCTCCTTTAGTTAATGACACCATTGCTTTTATTTTATTATGATTATATAGATCATTCATATCTTTATCTTCTAAATCACCATGAAGTAAATAAACATTAGGTAAATCACCTTTAACTGTTTTTTTAATAGCATCTATTTTCTTAAGTATTTCTTCTCTATCCATAATAGAAGCATTTACTTGAGATGTTTTTAAAATTAAAGCTGGAGCTATTTTTCTATTTTTAAATGTTTCTAGAAATGCTTTAATCATATAACCTACATTCTTTCTATCCTCACCTATATTACCTTGTAACCAATGACCTACAAATAAGAAACAAAAATCTTCTTCAATTTCATCTAATGAACTAACTAATTCAGTTTCATCTAATTCAGAATCAGGTATATGAAAATATTTGTTTAAATCAGCTCCTTCAAACAATACTTCAATTGGTTTTTCTAATTTGATAACACCCTCAAGTTGATTATTCATCTTGTTTCTTTTCTCAAAACTAGTACTTTCAAATACTTTTTTAGCATGTTCAGATGATACTAATGTTAAATTCATTCTGTTAATACCTTCAACCCATTCTGGAGCACATACTGTTGTTTCGATACCAGCTGTAATTCCAATATTATATTTTCCTACTGGTTGGAATTCATTTGGTACTGTAATTTGAATCCAAATATCAGGTTGTTTAGGTAATTGATTTTCTCTCCAAATTAAATCTAATAATTGCTTATCTTCATCTTTATTAGGATCTAAAGCATTCCATGCTGTGTTACCCCAACGTTGTGAGATAATTTTGATTTCATACTTATCGTATTTTAAAAGTGCTTTAATTATATCTCTACTTCTAGCACCATATCCAGACATTGTCTCAACAGGACAACTTATAACTAATAGTGGTTTCATAACTTATTAATATGTTAATTTATGACGTAAATGTTTTTTCTTTAATGGTTGAGTTTTAATTAACTCAAATTTAGGTTTTGGTTTCCAGTTTTCCAAAACTTTGTTAACATGCTTTATAACATTTTTACTCATGTTCTCAGCTGTCATCATTGATTCATCTGATGTTACCCAGTTATGAGCTAATTTTCCTCTACGTTTTCTTTCTTCATCTCCTAACTCATACATTTTCATAATAGCATCAGCAGCATCTCTAAAATCAATTCTATCATCAAAAATATAAGGTGTATGAACTGAACCTTGAACACTCATGCTTTTTGGAAATACTGGTATAGCCCATTCTCCACATTTTTGATATGTGCCGAAATGGTTACTACAGAAATTTTCATCAAAATCAATCCATTTACCATTTTCATCTTCAAAACGCATTTGGTCTTGCATACCACCTGTTACAGTAGCTATAATTGGTTTACCACACATCATTGCTTCTGTAAGTGATAATCCCCAACCTTCATTAGATGAAAGTAAAACAACAGCATCTGATAAGTTATAAAGTAAATTCATATCTTTAGATGCTAATCTTTGATCTGAGAAATAAATTTGAGAACATTGTTCTTCAGTGAACAACATATCTCTCACAGCATATAAATCAGTACCATGTTCATCAATAGGTTGAGTATGTAATAACATAGCACATTTATCTGCTTTTTCTTTAGGTAATTTATCTAAGAATAATTTAAATGCTGCTAATGTATCACTAGTCATTTTACGTCTAATGTTTCTAGAATTATACATTAATACAAACTCATATTCTCTATTCTTAAAAATAGCTTTTTTAGCTTCATTTAATATTGGATCTTTTTTATCCATTGGGTGAAACATTGTATGATTAATACCATGTGGTATATAATCTAATATTTTACTTTTTGCTTTATCACCTAAAGCAATTTTATTGATATTAAATGTTTGTTTTGATATAGCCATTAAACCATCACATGATTCATAATATGACTCATTATACATTGGTACTGGTAAATCATCCCAAATATTAAGATATATCATTGGTATTTTTCTTCTTATTTCATTTTCAATCTGAAATAACCATACCCAATATCTTGGATCAGTGAAGAACATTAACGCGTCTGGTTTCTCAACATCAATTAATTGTCTAATCATTTGAGCATCACCATAACCATTAATTGGATAAATAAAAACACTAGCATCACTAATACCAGCATGTGTATTAGTATCATGACTAATGTCCATTCGTTTACCCTGTTCTGGATGATTAACTGCTCCTCCTAAATTAATCCAATTGAATTGATGAGCTGTACCTACCACCATCTCTCTAGCTATAGTAGCTATACCAGATGTGAAGCGTATGTCATCACTAAGCAGTAAAATTTTCTTACGCTTTGATTGCTCAATGTAACCTTCTTTCATAACGTTTTTAATTGTTTTTTTTGTTTAAGCTTGACTACCTGATAAAGATAAATTTGTGTGGCTGTGTAATTGTTTTCTAAATTCGTCTTCAGTTAAGTATAAATGTATACTTCTGTCTACTAGTTTTTGAAGAGAGAATTTAGTGCGCACACACATAACCTTAAATTCTTCAAATAGCTCCTCATTAACTTTAACACTTGTTAATTTGTTGTCTCCCATAATAATTTAATAATTTATATATATAAATATATACGGAGATCAAGAAACGACAAGTTTATCACACAGTTCTTTATTATTGTTGAAAGGACAGTAAGTACAAGAATCTTTACCTACTATTTTAGAATAGTCTTTAATAACATGTTTACCATCATTATCAAAACATTCAGTTAGAAACATATTAAATTTCTCAACAGCTTGTTTACGTTTAATTTTTCCACTAGCTGGTTTGAATGGACTAATATAAGGTATAGCAAATTCATCATTTTCCCATATCTTTCTTTTCAATATAAAGAACTCCACCTCAATTTTATCAACATCAATACTATATTGTTTAGCGAAATATTCTTTATAAAGTAATATTTGAGCTAATTTAATATCATCTTTTTTATCCTTATCTCTCCATCCTTGTCTACTTGTTTTAATATCATAGATATAAACTTTATCTAAGTCTTTATCATATAAAACAAAGTCAATATAACCTTTTAAAAATAAATTTTTAGATAAACCAACCATCAAAGGCATTTCAATACCTAATAATACTACATTACGAGTAGTGAAAAATTGAGAACGATGTTTTTTAAACCATTCAAGTACATTAACTCCATCATCATAAAATTCTCTCATTTCATCTGGATTAGAGAAATGTTGTTTGGTTTTTTCAAATTCTTCTTTATATATAGTTTTGAAACGTTCATTGAACATACCTACAATATCTTCTCTATCAGCAGCTGCTCCACTTTGTTCATACATTACTTTTAAATAATGTTGCATTGTTTCATGAATAGCAGTTCCAAATATAGTATGGATTGAAGCTGTGTATGGCGCTAAACCTTTAGCATAAGCTAAAAACCATTGATGAGGACATTTACGCCATATTGAATATTGGGAGTACGAAACTGTATTTTGATATCTATAATCTACTTCTTTAACTGGAGTAGTTTTTATTTTAAGTTCAATTTCAGTTAATTTAGTTTTTGCCATATATCTGTCTTATAGTTTTACCTAACTCAGCATCATCACTATGGCTAGATATTAATTGTTGTATATCAGGAATGATTGATTGTTCTTTTTTAATATATTGAGCTGCGTCTAATAACTCTTCATATAAATGGTTCATATAATCATCTTTATTATTACCATTCAATGTTGTGTTATATTTTTTATATCCACGATCAGCTCTGGATTTCAAGTCATCAATAACCTGGTTTGTGATTTTATCTTTTGTATATTCCATATATTATAAATTTAGGTAACTTAATTGGGACAGCCAAAGTTAGTTAATTATCCTTGATAGTCAATAGTATTATCTAATCTGTTTTTTTTCGTAACATAGTCACGTTCAATTGAATTAGCCATTTTATCGAGTCGTGAATCAGTGTAGCTGTAATTTTCATCCACACGATTGTTCACATCTCGAATCATTTGATCTAATGTACGTTCAATTGAGTCACAACGGTTTTCAATTTCGCTCCATAGAGCATCTTTTTCTGTTTCTAATTGCTTGATCCTTTTTAACTGTTTAATAGTGTCAATTGTGAACCAAACAAGCATCCCAATCACTATTGTAACTGAAACGCCTAAAATAAATGTACTCATGATTTTTTTCTCCTTTTTTTATTTGTATTCGGCTGTCCCAAATTAAGAGTATTTTTAATAACGTCTACATCTACTATGTTTATATATTCTTTAGCTTCACGAGTACTACATTGATAATACTCAGCTATAGCTTTGATTGTTTCTAAATCATTTTTAATACCTGATTTAATATATTTAAAGAATGATTTTTGTTTAGGTAATAAATTGCAATAAAACTGATAAACATTCTTTTTAGAACAATCTGGGTATTGTTGAATTAAATTAACAATATCAATATAATTAGAATTCATACTTACAAAACGATGAATCATATAAGTATTAAACTCAGCTTTATCCTCATCCGTAAATGTATTCCACGGTTGTTTATAATATGTTATTTGATTTAACCAATCGAATAAATTCACTATTCTTGCTGTACCAGCTAAAAATTTAGATGCTTTTCTAAGCATTAAACCTTCAGTGAATACTTTACCCTCACATTTTTCACAAACTACTTCTTGTGTTTTAGTTAAATCAATGTTTAGTCTAGGTTGTTCTTGGCTCATTTGTATATATATTTAAAGTTAAATTTTCATTTTCTATAGAGTAAGCTATATGAGTTAAAGTGCTATCTTTATTTTCTTCAAACCAATTATTAATAACTTCAGTTTCATCAGGATTGATAATACAACATATTTGTTTAAGAATATCACCTAATTTAATCATAGGTTCTAAAACTAAAAAATAATAAATACTTCTGTCTCTAATAAAACCACCTTTAAAAATTTCATTTGGTTCTGGAATAATTAGTCCAGTATATTTAGTTATTAATTCACATAGTTCATTTATAGGTTCATCAGGATCAACTAATGGATAATATTTACTTATTTTCCCATTAGATGAATTATAAGCGTAACAATATGATGATTCACCGGGCTCATACATTTCAAAATATAATTCTGTTTCACCATTTGAGTATCCAAAAAATATATTTTGTACTGGGTGATTTTTATAAGTATCTTTAATAAATGAAATTATATCTTGATTATCATCAAATAAAGTAATAAAATTATTTAATACAATATCTTCATTTATATTATTATTAGCAATATTAATATTAACTCTATCTGTGTTAACATTATTTTTAGATACTTTTATTCCATGTTCAATTATAGGATTAAAATTGAAATCATTAATGTCACAAATATCATTAAATTGTTCTATAAAATCTATTTTACTCATATATTCAATAATTTAGCAATACAACTCATAAAACAAATTTCTTTATCAGGTATTGTAGTTGAATGAAATAAATACTCTTCTATTATTATAGTTGCTTCAGGTGTTGAATAAGCATTATGTAATTCTTTATATACACCAGTGAAGTCATTTATGTTATTATCAGCTATAATTTGTCTAATATTATTAAACGCTGTTTTCTTTTTAGATTTAGCTTCACTAATAATTTGTTCAATATAATTACCATCAGTAACATTTTTAAGTACTAACTTACCTTTAACAACACTACTTTGAAGTATATTAAGTGATCGTCTAATATCAGGATAAGTTTTTTTAACAACATTAACTAAATCATTAACATCAAACTCTATTTGTTCTTGTTCTAGTATACCTCTTAAATGTTTAGCTATTTGTTTTGGTTCTGGAGTAACTAAATGAAATGATGTTAATCTTGATTGTAATGGATCAATAATACGTTCTACAAAATTACAAGTGAATATAAATCTAGTAGTTAAACTAAATGACTCAATAACATTTCTAAGTGCGGCTTGGGCATTTATAGTTAAGAAATCAGCTTCATCTAATATAACAACTTTAAGTGGTTTGAATGTAGCACCTGAAGCAAATTGTTTTACTTTATCTCTAATTGTATCAATACCATTCTCATCAGAACAATTTAGATATAAGAAATCACAATTAATATTTTTAACTACTAATTTAGCAGCTGTTGTTTTACCTGTACCAGCAGGACCATGAAGTAATAAATTAGGAAAATCATTTTTATTAATCCACTCTTGTAGACCATTAATAAATTCTTCATTGCCTAAATAACCTTCTAATATATCGGGTCTGTATTTTTCAACCCATAATGTATGTTTACTCATATATATTCAAATATAACTTCAATATTTCGAGGAGCCAAAAATTTTATAGTCTGTACTTGATTAAGATTATATAATGGTTTAGCTTCAGATTCATTTTGAGTCCAATCAAGTTGTCCGCCATTAACTAAACCTCTAAAATAACCTAAATCACTATAAACAATAAACTCTGGTTCCTTTTCAACTATTTTCTTTTTTCTTGCCATAACCTGGTTTAATTGAATTAAATGATATTTCACCATCAGTAATAATCATATATTCCTGACTTGTATCCATTGTATCAATAAAATAATATCTACCACCTGTTGCCCCACCTTTTTTATCTATTCTCTCAACCCATGTATGACCTACAACTTGGATTACTTCCTTACGTAATGTATCTCTGTTAGCGGCCATTAATGCTTTAGGTCTAATCCAAACTGGTGTTTGATAAGTATTATTTCCATGTCCATCAGATGATATAATTTTATCATTACTATATTGTTTGAATGAACGGAAATTAAATTTATTAGGTTGATATTTAAATAACTCATTTATTTTATCTACCATATTATCAATATTCCACCCTATAATATTATCATCTAACCATTCACTACTTACACCAGCATGAGTGAATAAAAACTCATCCATTTTGTAAGCCATTTGTAAATGTTCTCTATTAGCATCAATAATAGGTTCAATCTGAAATCTACCTATAGTTTGATAACCTGAAGTACCTGTATCTGATACTTCTGGGTAGTAATGAATATCATGATTACCAATTAACAATATAACATCAACACCTGATGTTTTTTTATACTCAATAATATCTAAGAAATTATTTACTTGTTCATCTGTTTTAATTTGAAATGAATCAAAATAATCACCTATGAAAATCACTCTATCTGGATTTTCAAGATGTGTAATTAATTTCCAAAATGAACGACCGTGAGTGTCGCCTAATACTATTGTTTTCATTTTTTAATAAATTGAACAAAATAAAATTTCACCGCGTATTGTTTCTTTTCCTTTAACGCTTGAAATGAGTCACTATTTTGTTTCAAATTGTATAATTCACTTCTAATTTTATTCACTATACTCTCATCAATATACCTCATTTCACTTATCCCATCTAAATTAATAAAATTATCTAGGTCAAAGTCATAGTTTATTTTAGGGTATGTTTGTAAATATTTGTTTTCTAATTCGTTTGCTTTCTCTTTAGTAAACCAGTGACTGAATATGACTCGTAAGTCATATTCTTTTAGCAGTTCATGATTTTTAAATCTATCCTCAACATTGAACATAGATGTAATTCCAAATTTGCTTATAATAGGTGGATTTTTTATCTTCATAACTTATTTGATTTCATAATCAGTATATTTTTCTTTAGTTGGAGTAACATTCGGAAAATAAAACTTAATTGTTTTACCTGATTTTTCTAAGTAAATAATTTTAAAGAAACCATCTGGTACAGTTGCACCTGTAGGTAGTTTATAACTTGTTTTACTAAACACTACATCTATAATAATAGTAGTTGGTTCTTTTTTAGCATACTCTCGTTCTTGTAATTCAAGCATTCTCCATACACCACGATTTAAGTATTGGTTTTGTAAAGCGCAGTTTAAATAACTAAAGGTTTTATATAACATTACTTTATCACAGTTAAAATCTGCTGCTGGAGCCATATGACCTTTGTCCCACTCATTTTTAACATAATCTTCATTACTTGATGTTTTAACTGAGTCATTAGTATAAAAGTCCATACCTGCTCTAGATGCGGTTCCATTAGGGCATAACACAGTGTATTTAACCCATCTTGGACTTTCTAGTTTTTCACTATAAATTACTTCAAAAATATCTGTTTTGATTCTTACTGAATCTCTTAATTGTGCAGTTGCTAAAAATGGAATTAGCAGTAATGCGAATAATAGTTTTTTCATAGTTGTTCTGTTTTTAATAATAATAATTTAAAACGCGTTCCTAATACATATTTGTTATTACTATCAATTATATAAAATCGTCCTTTCAACCCACTGCCTTTAATTCCTTTAAGTGAGTAAATACACATGTCATTTTCACCTGGTGATACACATATAACTTCAACTTTAAGGGAGGTTGTTTTATGATATTTTAAAGGATGGGCTGTCCAACATGATGTGAGTAAACATGTTGTTAATACTAATAGTATTTGTTTCATAAACCAAATGCTTCAATTGTTTCTTTAAATGGATTATTTTCAATTTGTTTAACTAAATCAAGCATATCTTGAGCTAATTGTCTTACTTCTATTTGAGCATGTTCACTATTCCTTAACTGTTGAAAATGATAAAATGATCTCCAGTTAAACATTATATCCATTGTGATTTGAGAATTAAATGTTTTAAAAAACCTAGCTGATTCTTTAGCTCGCTTACGTCCTAGAGTAGGTGTTAAATCATCTAAACATTGATGATAAAATGTATTTGACACTGATGTCATCCACTCTAATCTTTCAATCCATTTAACAGGCCAATCTTCAGGTATATATTTTTTATCCTCTTTTAGTTCTTTATATCTAGCACTTTCACCATTAATACTAACTCCAATTCTATGTTTTAGTAAATGAATATGAGTTGCTTGATCTACAGTTACTAGAAAATGTAATGATGATTTTTCAAATGGTGTATGATGTCCTTCACTCGCTAACATTTTAAGTAGTTTACCTACTCTAGCTTTCTTCTCATCAGTTATATCTCTTGATGTTGATGTCCAAGCTGATTGAGCATGAACTAAATCTGAACCATAATAACCTATTAATTCTACTTTATTTGGCATTTTGTATATTTTGTCTAAATTGTTCTTGTTCTTTTTCTAATAGTAAAGTGAATGGGTCAATTGTTTTATCAAATACTTTTTCAAAGAAATTTTCAGCATTCACTTCTCTTGTTTGAACTAAATGTCTAATATATTGTATTTTAAATTTATCACCCTCAATATTAGCATTATGTTCATGAACACGAGCTTGCATTTTACCTATTGCTCTAATTTGGTTATAGTATGATTTAGCATTATCCATAAATGCTTTCATTTTTTCCCAATATTTAAATGTTGTACTTGATCTAACATCTAAAGCGTATCTCATTCTATAACTTAGAGTGATACTTGGATGAACTAATCTAACTGGAAATTCATCATAATAAACTGTGATAATATCTTTTTTACGAATTATTTCATCGTTAAAGATATCCATTTTAAACTCTACATGTCTGTCTATATCTGGATTGTCTGTTGATTCACTCCATGATTTATAAAATTGCCATAAATGAGCTTTAGGATCAAATTTTTTATTTAGATAATCTTTTTCAGTATGTTCATACATTTCAGATTGATGACTAACTAACCCAAAGAAATTTTTAAGTGATGACCATTCTTCTTCAGTGAATGTATCTAACAATCCAAAATCAAAATCACCTATTTTATCCATAGGTTCAAAACCTAATAATTTAAGAGATAAACTTCCTGTTAGGACAAATTTATCATTCATAGCCATCATTGGAAGAATATATTTTTCAAATATAATCTTTTTATCATCTAATGGATCAAGAATATTATTCTTGAATTTTAAACTCATTAGTCCTGTTTCTGAACTGATATTGTAATGTATATTCATAACCTTTTATTTTAATTGTTTTATAATCTACCCGCGCCTCTATAACTGTGAGTGTATTTAGGGTCACTTAGAATTGATATTTTTACTCCTTCATACTTGTTTGAAGCATGAATAAATTTATCATCTCCAATATATATTCCACAATGCCATCCACTTGGGCTTGATTTACTTCTAAAAAATACTATATCACCTATTATTAATTCTCCTTTTAATATACGTTTTGTAGCATTCCATTGTTTATATGCTACATCTGGTAATATTAAATTAAAAACATCTTTATATAAACGTTTTGTAAATTGGGAACAATCTATTCCTTTTTCTGTTTTGCCCCCTAATTTATAAGGTCTACCTAACCACTCATTAATAAATTTATTTAATACAGATGTTGTATCTTGTTGTGCATATGTGTTTAAAGAGGTTAATAATAAAAATATTAATAATAATTTACTCAGTTTCTTCTGAAATGATAGTTCCATATTGTTTTGCTGCTGTTGGGTTACGCTCCATAAATATTTCATAAGCGACCTGGTATCTACCTAATTCAATATGTACTGGAAATAATTCAGCAGATAATGAATCTGTTAATTTTTGAAGTGAATCAATAGTTTGAGCTTTAGCTATATCTCCACCTTGAATAAACTCAACTTTTTCTTTTCTAAGTTTAGTTAATTCTTTTTGTTGTCGTTTTGATATATTAATAATTGTTTGTTCTTCTTCATTAGATAATCTATTCCAATTACCTTTTAGTTTATCAAGTGCCTCATTAAAAAAACTCTCACCTACACTCACTAGTGGATTTTCTTTTTTTTCTATTTGTTTAGGAATATATCCTTCTTCATAAAGATCATCTACTAATTCTTGTTTTTCATGAGAACTTAAATTCCATAATACATCGTCTATATCGACGTCAACACTTACATATGCCATATTTTATTTATTATAATTAAAAAATTTATTTGCTGCTTGTTGTTCACCTTTAGTTCTAGGTTTTGAAACTGGTCGTTCAACTATTTTAGGTTTTCTACCTCTTCGTTTTCTAGGAGTATCTTCATCATCATCCCATCTTGTGTTTCTTATTTTTTTATAAAGATCCTCTAATACCTGTTTTCTATACTCAGGATCATCTTTTGGGTATACTGGTTTCAATTCCATAACATTAATATAGAATAAAAATTAAGGTCAAATTTTATCTTCAGTGTGGATTTTGTCATCATCCCAATCTAACCATCCTTCAGACATATTAACGTCTGGATTTTCTTCTTTGTATTTTGCAGCCGCGTCAATTCCTCTCACCCAAGCATATGAGAGTATAGCTACAAACACAAACATAACAATAAAAAATGTAATCATAACTTTAAGTTTTAGTCCCACCAATAAGTGGATTTACGTTTTAATATTTCAAATAATAGATTTCTGCATTTTTCTTGACGATACATACTTACATACATTGCTAGTCTATGATGGTCTGTGAAGTCAGTACCTTTATGTTTTTTCATTACTTTACGAACATCGTTTGGATACTTATGGATATAATCAATTAAATGTTCTGATTTATAATCATCAAATATTCCTTCCCCATACTCAATATATTTCATATACTCCATCTCATAATATTGATCATGTGTGAGTTCAATTAAATTAAGTGTAACTGTCATCCAATAATTATCACGTTCAATATTAGTATGACGATTTGCTTTAACTAAATGCTCTCGTTGATGTTCAATTTTCTTTTGAAGCATTTTAGTGATAAAATAATCATCCCAATCTTTATCTTTATAAATAGTAGGTATCCATCTAAAGATGTTATGAACACCTTCAATAAAAACATTAAACCAAATAGGTGTGTAGCGGCGCCATGTTTTTCTGTTCCATGCGCTATCAGATGGGATTGGAAGTTTTTCGTAACGTTTCATATTGTAAATATATGAAACAAAATCTAGGTCACCTAATTAGAAGAATGAGATAAATTAACATCTCCTAATATACAATACTTAATATTTTGAGTGACATCTGATGTAGTTACATTTATTGTAAAGAATGTTACTGGATTAGTTGTGTTAAAATTAGATTTAGTTATTAAATCGTAATTAGATGGATTAAACCATAATACTTTATTTATTAATCTTAGTCCTGTTAAATGAGCAGCTACTAAAAAAGCATCACCTAAATCTAATATTCCATTTTCATTTACATCTGCTGCTTTCCATTGTTTAGTTCCTGTCATTACCAAACCAGGTAATGTACCTGGAGGGACATTTATATTTTGAGCTTCAAGCCATACCAAATTAAAATCAACTGATGTTATACCTTGTACTGTTAATGATGGTACTAATTTATAAGTTGAGTTTTGTTGAGGTAAAGTAAAAGTATAAGTACCATTTGTAGCTACTGTTTTATAGTCTACAAGCTGATCTACTCCATTTACTACTCTATAAAGTGTAAGTAATGGTCTTGATGTTAAACCAGCTGGTATTGTAACTGTACCTGTTAATGTATTTGTAATTGCAACTGTATTAGTAGTATTAGCTGTATAAAAACCTGTAAATGTAGCATCCGCTGGGTTAGACCAATTACCAAATTCAACTATATAAGCACAGTTATAGTTATTAGGTAAGTCATTCCAACATCCTCCTCCACCCCATTTAGTAACAGCATAGTGTTCACCTCCAGCATTATTAGGTTCTCCACCACACCAGTTATTATATTGACCAGCTATATTACCTGCTGTTTGTCCATTTGCTGTTTTAATTAAAGTACCATTTTCAGGACCAGCATCTATTCTCCAATATCCTTCTTGAGCTACATCTGATAAAGCAAACCAAATATTATTTTGAGGTACATTTGCTACTATAAAATTTTGTTCATCTTGTGAAGTAATAGTTACAAGGTAGCCATTTACTCCTTTAAATACTTCAGAAGCGGCTGATGACTTAGCCGCTGAATAAAACATTGCTGTTGATACTGGTCTATAAAAATGTCCATTAACAGCATTATAATAATATCCAGCTGGGTTAACAGTTGTTGAGATTGATATTTGAACATTACCTGTAATAGCACTTGTATTTACTTTTAATGATGCTAAAGCATTATTTACATTTGCTTGAGTACCTGTGAAACTAAGACGAGTTTGGTTTGTCCAAGAATTATATCCTGTAGCAAATGATAATCCTGTAGTTGTAGTAACACTAAATGTCACACCTGCTGGTGGATTAACAAAACCAATTGATGTTAGTAATGTTTCTGATCCAAATCCACTAATTACAAATCCACTAGCATCCTGTCCACTAACATTTACTTGATAAGTTCTACCTGGTGGAGCAGTAATTGACTGTCCAAATGTTATAAAAGGAAATAATAATATGATAAGTAATAATCTCATAGATTAATCTTGCTACCAATTAAGAAAAATGATAATATAGGAAATTCTGGATTAGTAGACAAATTAGCTTTATAATTCATATTAAATTTAAAACGTTTAGTTATCTGATAATCAAATCCACTTCCTAAAAATCCACTAAAATATCTATCTGTTGTTGTTACTTTATCTTTAGATGAATAAATTAATGGGGTTGATATAACATATATCTCTGGTGATATAATTAATCGTTTTCCTGTTTTAAATGGTCTAGTATAAAAAGCTGTTATTGAAGGAGAGAAATAAGTATTATCTTCTTCAGATACAATTGTACCAGCAGCACTAATATTAAATCCTGTTACACCCCATTTACCAGCGTTTAATATACCACTATACCCTACAAACGCTAGTATATTACCATAAGAGTAAACACCAGTTAAATTAAAGTTATGAATAAATTTTAAACTACCTGTTTTATTAAAATGTATTTGTGTATAACGTCCTGATAAAGCAAATTGTTTAAAGTTTAACCAAGTCATACTTGTTAAGCCCCAACTAGACATTCCTGTCATTGATGATTGAGACATACCTAAGTTAAGTATTGGAGTAAAAGTTTTATCTAAGTTTTGAGCTGTAGTTAAGTCAGATGAAACAATAACAGGATTATTTCTAGCATTATTACTTTTATTTCCTCCTTTACCTCCACCACCACCACTTCCTCCACTTTCACTTCCTTTATCTTGTCTAGCATCAACATTCATTGTTGTTGTTGCTCCTACTTCTTCACCTTTATCTTCTCCTTTAGTTTTATTATCACCTGATTGGTTGTTTTGAGAAGTAGTTGGACTTGAGCTAGGGTTACTGCTGTTGCTAGTACCAGTGTTATTATTATTCCCTGTCCCATTGTTAGTAGTGGTTGACGAACTATTGTTACCACCTGTTTGAGTACCTTGAGTAGTCCCTGAATTACTTGTATTAGACCCAGTAGAGCCACTATTAGAAACGGAATTGCTATTATTATTATTACTATTTTCATTTTTTTGTTTTTTATTATCACTTTGTGTATTGCCTTTAGAAGCAGCATCAGTCCCACCTATTGAGGCGGAGGTAGCTGAAGACATAATACTGCTAACAACACTTTGAACTGTGCTACCTATAATTTGAGAGGTAATTAAATTTTGATTTACTTGTCCTGATTGAACACCACAAGGAGATATTTTACGATAATCACTATAAACTTGATTAACCCATGAAGCTAAAGTTCCATTAGAAACATCACCTGGTGTGAAAGATCTAGATTGGTTTAAAAAGAAAATTACAGTTCCTTGAGCTGGGACTGCAAATAATGTAGTTTCTTTAGTACATGGGTCTATAAAAGTATAAATAAGATTTTGTCCATTAGCTTTCCAACTAGAAAGTAAAATACAAAATACAATTAAAGTTTTTCTTAAACCCCACATCTATTTTTTAAACTATTGTTTATATTATAAATTAAATTTATTACCTATAGAAAAATTATTCATTAATCCAAATTTTGGATTAGTATTAATATTACCTCTATAAGCGACTAATAATATAAATCGTTTACTTATTTTATACCCTACTGATGTTCCTATTAGAGCATTAAATGTTGGATCTGTTGTTTTTGTATCTAATCCTAAATCCCAGTACATATGAGAATAACTTAATAATAAATCTGGTGTTATACTAAATTTACCTACTTTATATATTTTATTAGCGAACAATATTACTGATGGGGCTCCTGTATGCATTGGAGGTAATGTATCAGTTAGTTTACTAAATGTAGATGATAAATTAATTCCAAATCCTTTATTCCATTTACCTTTATATACTTTAGCATAAGTTAAAGTTGTTGTTCTATTTGTACTTATCTCAGTAAATGAAAGAAATAAATTATTATTATTTTTACTTATAAACCCAGATATACCTTTTTGAGAACCATCTGTTGTTATGAATCCATTACCACCATAAGAGTAAACACCACTTAATGATTGTCTACCACCACCAATAGAAATAGCTTGTAACCATCCGCCTACATAAGTTGGTTTTTGTAATAATACTAAATCTGATGATGTTAAAAAAGCGTTTGTTTTAACTATTGAACCTTTTTGTCCTGGTGGGGGTGGTGGAGGAGGAGGTTGTAAATTATTTACTTGCATTTGCATTTCTCTGTTTTTAGAATCTTGAGAGAATGCTAATGTTGGAAGTAATAATAACAATATATATAATAGTTTTTTCATTTATTATTTATCTTTTAAATATACCTTTCTTATACATTCTAACTAAAATTTTACTAGCAGCTATTTCAAGTGCTTTTTTAGTTGATGTACCAATAGTAGATTGATTAAATTTAACTTCACTAAAGTTATCATCATTCATTAATGTTAACTCTCTAACTGTTTTAGCTTCACCTAAACCTGAGCCAGTGAAGTATTCACCTGTTTCAGCATTAACAAATTTAACTTGTAAACCTAAACGAGTCACAACAGTATTTTTAACTCCGTCTTTCATATTCACTGTTTCATCTTCTGAAACTGAGAAGTCATATACTTCTATATAAGCAAAGTAATGGGCTAATCTAATTTTACCTCTACCATCTAATTTATCTTCAGTAATTCCAGCTTGGGATGCTTGGAATTGTTTAACCATTCTATTCTTAATTTCTGTTTTATCTTCAGTAAATAAGAAATGGTTTGTTTCTTCTAAAAATTCAACTACTATATTTGTAACACCTAAACCTACTCTTTTATCCTTTAATTCAGGATACATAGTATAAACCTCTTCATTAATACCTAAACTAAGTATCTGAATTGGAATTTTAGGACCATCATAATCTAATAAACTATCAATATTAATTTTTTTCTCAAATGATGCTTTATAATCTTCTGTTTTAGTAGTACCTATAGTTTGAGCAGGTAAGTTAATAGCTATTAAAAACATAAGGACAAACCATATAATAGTGGCTATTAGATATTTATATTCTCCTTTTTTCATAAAATTTTTTTAGAAAGGTGCCTAGGTTTTATCCTAGGCACTTTTAATTAATTACTCTTCAGTTGGGGTATCCTCTGTTGTTTTACCTTTTTTAGCATTGATAAATTTGTCAATAGATCCAATACCAAATGAACCTAATACAATCACCATGAAACCATCAAAGATGAATTCATTGATAACAAATTCTTTGCCTAACCATCCAGTAACAATGTCAACGCCTAAAGCGACTACCATCATTAAGAAAGCAATAAAACCTACAACTGATTTTTCGTTGATTGTGTTGTTGTCGTCAAATAAATTTTTAAACCAATTCATTTTTTTAAATTTTAATTGTTAATTACCATTTTGGTTCTTCCGAAAACTCCTTCTTAGGCTTAGCTGGTTCAGCTGGTTTAGCTGATTTTTCAACTACGCGTTCGATTACTTTTGTTCCACCAGCAGCTTGTTGTTGTTGCTGAGTATTATTAATAACAATAGTAGGTTGAGTAACTGGAGCTACTTGTTCAGTTTTTGGTTCATCTTTATCTTCTTTATGACCACCAAAAAATGTTGTTGTAACCCAAGTACCAGCTCCTAATACTGCTGTACTTAATGTACCAATAATTGTTTTTTTAAGACCTGACCAAGTTCCATCATTGTGGTCTTGAACGTTTGTTTCTTCTGACATGATTTTAAATTTTAATTGTTTAACTGATTATAAATTGTTTTGCTAATCTTTTATTATATCCTTCCAAAACTAAAAGATACATTCCTTTATCAACATTTAAGTCAACTTTAGTTTTAACTATACCATTGTATTCATTTTTAATTTCACCTATTGTTTTAACTAATCTACCATTGAAATCATATACTTTAGCAACTATAGAATTCATATTAGAATTAGGGAATGTTATTGATACTTCAAAAGCACCTGAGTTTGGGTTTGGATAAATTATAGCTGATAATTCATTAGTTGAATTAGAAGCATATGAAGGAGCCATTCTGCTTGTTAATAAAATTCTATCTGAAGCTAAAGCTATATTAAAATGATCTCCATTTTTATCAGACGCATCCATTAATTTTCTAATATAAACAGCTGTTGTGACATCATTATTTCCTATAGGTGAAAATTTAAGTTTAAATGGAGTTGAAGTACCATTTAAAAAACCTCTATCTTGATTATTCATTCCTCCAAATCTAACAATACCATTAACTTCATCATGAGTCATATATTGTAACCAAGGTCCTTGAATATTAGAAACAATTTCTTCAAATTTAACTTTAGTTGGATCATATTTCATTTCAAATTGTAATCCAGCATTATCAGTATTATTTGTGTTTATATTAAATGGAACATATAATGGTTGTCCTAAACCAGCATAAGTATCAGGAACCTGAACTCCTAGATTACCATTAAATCTAGCAGCAGCTACTAAAACACCTTGAGCATTATAAACTGGAGATGAATGGGTTCTATCAACATCACCTAAAACAAAATATTTAATATCTAATGTTAAGTTAGTCACACCAACACTATCATAAATAAAGTTTTCTCTATTAATATAAGTAGCCCAATCATTCCATTGGTTAGCTCCTAATACTAATGAATCATATTCTTGTTTACTAAATGCACTAATTAATTTAGTTGTGTCAATTGGTTTTAAACCTGATACTGAAGCATATATTGAATATGGGTCACCACCATCTAATGTACCTGTTTTATTAATATCACCAATTAGATAAGCTAAACCATTTTGTAAATACTGATGTCCAAATGTTTGGTTAACATCAGTGTAAGTATATTCATTATAAGATTTAGTAGCATCAGCTATTGTGACACCATTATCTCTTATACTAATTAAACTATCTTGAGGAAATTGTAAACGTAATTTATATTTTGTATTTTCATCAATATTGATTAAAGTATAAGTACCATTAGCAGCTACAGTTGTTGATGAAATAAAAGCACCATTATTAGCTTGAGTACAAATAATTTGAGGTAATGAAGCCATATTTGGTCCTAACCATACTTTACCTGATATAGTTAAGTTACCTAATAATTTAATTGCTAATTTTTGATTTGTTAATTGAGCAACATTATCACCAATTGTAGTACCATCAACTTTAAACATACGAGCCCAGTTAACAGTGATTGTATCTGACACGTAGTTTGGTTGTACATTATTAATTTTATACTTATTATGAATTATATATCCATTAGTACTAATAGTTGAACCACTTGATAATACTAAGTAGTTACGACCTACTGTCCAACTAGTATCAGCTGAGTAAGTATAAGTACCATTTGAATAATTACTATATTTGTAATTATCCCATGTTTTATAACTAACTGTAGGAGTCATATTATTAACAGACGCATCTACAGTAGTTGAAATATGAGTTAATAATGTTTTTTTATACTGCCAATCAACTTGGAAAGTACGAACATCTGGAGCACCTGGTCTATAATACCAAGTAACATCTAAAGTGTCTCCTCTTCTTACAGTAGCAAGAGTCTGAAAGTGACCAATTTGAGGAGTTTGAGAATAAGAGGCGAAACTGATTAAAAGCGAGATTGCTAATAATAGTTTTTTCATAGTAGTTTTTCGATTAAGGTTATAATGGTTTTTTTAAGAGCAGAACGAGCTGACGCTTGATTAAAACCACCACCTTCATCGACTATCATAGTTGAAGTGGATATTTCAGAACTTGTACCTGTAGCTATATATTCTTTAGGTTTTTTATTATTGTCGTAAAGAATACCTTTAACTCTAATGATTGTCTCATTATTCGTTTTATGAAATACACTTACACCAGTTGTTGTTTGTTGAATATCAAAGTATATTATTTCTATATCTAATTTAAAAGCAGTACTATCATTATTTAAGTCATGCCCTTTATCTAATATAGCTTCTTCAGCGATGTTTTTAACTCCAAAAACTAAATTCTTATTTCCTGTTAATGGACCAATTTTAATTTTATTAGTCACATTACCAACATAAACACTAGCTGGTTGAGCAAATGCTATGCTATATAAGGATATAAGTATAGTTGTTAAAAACAATTTCATTACCTTTAATTTTTATCGGTGATAAATATAGAAAAAAAGCAGTCACTTGACTGCTTAAAAACTAAATTCTTCTTTTAGTAACCTGATCGCGGGAAGGAAAGAAGTGGTTTTTTGAATGTTACTTGTGGAGGTGGAGGGATTCGAACCCTCGTCTTCATAAGGAACAATAACACTAACGTTTCACATGCTTAGATCTGATAAATCTGATCAGTAATTAGGGGCCGTTTAGTTTATGGACGGCCGACTCCACCACTTAATTTTTAAAGAATTAAGAAACTTTATTTTGTAACTTTATGTTCCTTGGTTGTTACCACCAGATTTTGATTAGGCAGCTACTGCGTAATCAGCACCGATGAACGCCATTACGTCGTCAAAGGTCATTGTAGATAATTCTACGTTTGCGTTTATTTGTTGAAAATTTGTTTAAAGGCGACATATCCAAACGCCTGCATGTAGTGGTACCTTCACATTATGAATCAAATACCTGGTCACCCCCATAGAGTGAAAGCCGCTTACGCGGCTTAAAATTACTTCACTTCTAAGTTTGGTGTGTTGCTAGTTGAATCAACTTTAACTGAATCTACTTTAACTGAAGTTGAATCTACAGTCACAGCAGTTGAATCAGTAGTTGTAGCTGTACCTTCACTTGAACCGTTACAAGCAGCAAACATAATAGTGGCTGCGAACAAAAACATTACTTTTTTCATCTTACTTTTTTTTGATTAAAATTTAAATTTCAGTACCTCGGGCCAGAGTCGAACTGGCACGGGCTTTACAGCCCACAAGATTTTAAGTCTTGCATGTCTACCGATTCCATCACCGAGGCATGTGTTTGGTAGGTTTAAAATAAAACAACCTGAGACTACAGTTGGCGCACTAGATCTTTTGAGGTATTATTTTATTCTCCTCTTGTCCAGAGTCTTTTGAACCCTATTCTAGCAATGCTGGTTATTTAAGTGAACCACTCTTTGAGCTACTTTTTATTTTGGACTACTCTCTTCCTACTCACATCTATTCAAACCTGCCGGCCTGATTCACTCTTGCGGAGTTATAGAGTTTTCTGAAAAATCACTTTCGGCTTGCGACCTCAAGCGGCACTGGACAACCCAATACTATGTAAGCACCTTTCGTCCGTAGCTGGTGAACACTTTTGCTTAGTTGATATATGATTTTGCAATCTATAATGCAAATAAGTTGTGACTGTGGATCATTAAGGTAGCGGTTCACCTTGAGCCGCGTCACCTTTTGAGCGAAACGATACTCAACTACCTTATAAGACATCCCTGCCTTCATATTTTAAGATATCTTCAGAATCAAAGTCTTGGTAGACTAAAATTAAGATTAGTAACAGCACCACCTGTACACTAATATACCTTCCCTATTTCTAGGCTACGGTTTTAAGACACCTCTTATATTGAGCAACGCAATCATATATCTGGATAGATATATTTTTTGCAAATACTCTATAGGTTATTCTTATTGCTCTTCCGAGCTCAACCTGACAACCCACATTGCCAAGTCATTAAACCCTTTCGCTACGGAGTTACCCTCACTACTTCAGGTCCAATGATACCCTACTTGCGTACTCAAGCTCATTTCTGAGCCGCAAACTGGTTTAGTCAAACCAATTCACTTTATACTGCTTTCACAGTTTATTTAATGACCATACGCGGCCAAATGTTATTTATAATACAGCCGAAACTGTATTAATGGACAACAATTATTTCAAAGAACTTTTTTTTTATCTTATTATTGTATAATAAATATACAACAAATCTTTAGGTCAAACAAATTTTTTATTTTCTTTCTTCACTTTTCTTTTTTCACTTTCTTATATATTAAATATATAATAAAACTTTAGGTCAAAAAACTATTTTACTAAATTGTGCGAGGTCCAGGACTTGCACCTGTAAGCTATTACTAGCAAAATGATTGGACTCATTTCGTGTCTTCTATCGGCAGTCGTACGCCCGCTCGCTTCCACCACCCTCGCATTTGTAGTCCCGACAAGAATCGAACTTGTATCCGCTGCTTAGAAGGCAGCTGTTCTATCCGTTGAACTACAGGACCTTGTTTTCCGAAGCTCCTTAGTGGACCCTGCTGGGCTCGAACCAGCGACCCGCAGATTATGAGTCTGCTGCTCTAACCAACTGAGCTAAAGGTCCTAAGCGGAGGCTCAGGGATTCGAACCCCGGTTACAATTTCTCGTAAATCGGTTTTCAAGACCGACGCATTCAACCACTCTGCCAAACCTCCGTTACCACTCCTGGATTCGAACCAGAACTAACAGAACCAAAATCTGTTGTGCTACCGTTACACCAAGTGGCACTTTAGCTGACCCTGCTGGAATCGAACCAGCGGCACGACTTATTTCCTCATGGTTGGTAAGCCTTGAGTACTATAAGCTTGCTCTAACCTACTGAGCTAAGGGTCAGATATTAGTACTCGGTACGGGAGTCGAACCCGTATTTCATCCGTGAAAGGGACGCGTCCTAACCATTAGACGAACTGAGCGACTGACAAAATATAGTAAAATAATTTAGGTTAAAAAATTATTTAAAGAACATATAATTTAGCTTTCCTAAATGATCTTGCTTTATCATCAGGATTAATTAATATGTCAATTTTATTTTTAAATCGACTATTCATTAAATCTCTAACTACATAGACACCATTATATTTACCTATACCCTCTATTCTAACCTTTTTACCGAATTTAAGTATCCTTCTTAAATCATGACTGATAGCTATTATTCGGTGTTTTTTAGGGTTTAAAGAGTCAACTATAAACCCACTAGCTGTTTCTGTTGGGCTACTATCTGTTTGTAGTGGATCAACAGTATACATAGTCACACTGACAACACGATAATCCTTTTTCTTTTTCTTTTCTTCTTCTACTAATTGTCTATTGTGTCTGTAATTTCCAATTAACATAGGTATAGATACTATTCCTATTATTATAAAAATCATTTTTCTCATAGGCATTAATATAAAAATAAAACTGAGGTCAATGTTAATGCATATATAAAGCCCTAAACTTTTCAGTCCAGGGCTTATATTTAATACATATGACTTAATTTAAAATCCTAAGCCTGGATTTCCGTATTCTTCTTCTTTCTTTTCTTTAGTTGGTTCCTCATGAACAATTGTTTCTGTTGTTAACACTGTTCCAGCTACTGCTGCTGCATTTTCAACCGCTAAACGAGTTACTTTAGTTGGATCTAAAATACCTTCATCTTCCATATTAACAAATGTTTCTGATTTTAAATCATAACCATACCAAGTACCTTTTAATTTACCTAATTCATATAAATAATAAGTTGGATTAGATAAACCAGCGTTTTCTAAAATTTGAATAAATGGTGATGATAAAGATGAGTAAACAATTCTTTTACCTGTATTAAAGTCATCACTGTCTTCTTTACTATATGTAATTGCTTCTCTAGCGTATAATAAAGCAGCTCCACCACCTGGTAATACTCCTTCTTCTACTGCTGCGCGTGTAGCAAATAAAGCATCTTCAACTCTATCTTTATATTCTTTTAACTCAATTTCATTATTACCACCTACATTAATAATAGCAACACCACCTACAAGTTTACCTAAACGTTCTTGTAATTTTTCTTTTTCAAAGAATGATTGTGCTTTATCAATTTGTATTTTAATTTCTTCAGCTCTATTTGTAATTGCTTCTTCAGAACCTTTACCATCAACAACTGTTGTTTTATCTTTACTTACAGTTACTGTTCTGGCTTTACCTAAATAAGATCTTAATTGATCTGAAGTCATTTTATCTAATTTCAATCCTTTGTCTTTAGATATAACTTGACCACCAGTTACAATAGCTAAATCTTCTAATAATAATGTTCTACGTTCACCAAAGTCAGGAGCTTTAACAGCTACTACTTTAACAATACCTCTCATTTTGTTAACAATGAGTGTCGCTAATGCTTCACCATCAATATCTTCAGCTACAATTAATAATGATTTATTTTCACCATTTACTTTTTGTAATACATTTAACAAATCAGCAGCCGCATTAATTCTTCCATCATAAATTAAAATATATGGATCATCAAGTGTAGCTTGCATTGTGCTATTATTAGTAACAAAATAAGGTGATTTATAACCTCTATCAAACTGAATGCCTTCAACTACTTCAAGTGTTGTTTCACCTGTTTTACTTTCTTCAATAGCTACAACACCATCACGACCTACTTTTTCTAAAGCAGTCGCTACTAAATTACCTGTAAATTCATCATTGTTAGATGAAATAGTAGCTACTTGTTGTAATTGATCTTCTGATGAAATATCTCTACTGTTTGATTTTAAAGCTTTAATTACTTGTTTAACAGCTGAATCAATACCTTTTTTAATTTCAACAGCATTTGCTCCAGCTCTAACTTTACTTAAACCTTCTTTTACCATTGTATTGGCTAATAGAGTAGTTGTAGTAGTTCCATCACCTGCAGTGTTAGCTGAGCGTATTGCGGCTTGTTTAACAATCTCAGCACCAATGTTCTCGATTGGATCTTTAAGTTTAATAGATTTTGCGACAGTAACTCCATCTTTTGTTGCCTGTGGTAATTCATTTTCTTTTTCAATAATGACATTACGACCAAATGGACCTAATGTTGTGACAACGGCTTTTGATAATTGATCAATACCGTCAGCTAATTTTTGTCTAGCTTCTGTGTTATATACAATAATTTTACTCATAAACTGCTAATATTTCTGTTTCTTTGGTTATATAATAATCTTCACCATCAATAGTAAGTTTCATTGATCCCATTTTAGGAATAAGCACTTTATCACCTTCTCTTAAATGAGTTGGATACAAAGCACCTGTGTGCCAATTGTATGTGTCACTTGTTTCAACTACTATTCCTATCTCAGGACGTTCTTTTCCCATATCAGGGATTACGATGTTGCCATATGTTTGTTCCTCTTCTTCTAGTGGTTTAATAACAATATGGCCATTTAATGGTCTTATTTTACTCATATACTTTATTTATTTAAAATGTAATTAATTTTCTTTTGGTAGCCAATCTATTACTTGAGCTTCTTCTACTTCTTCTAAAAAATATAAATAACCTTCTTTTCTTAATACTTTATCAGCACCAACCCATTTAGTATATAGGTCTAATTTTTCACCAACGTAACTAGGATCATCTAATTTACGTAGAAGCAAAATATATAATTTATCACTGAATTTAATAAATTGGTTTATTATCATAACAGAGTTTGGTAGGTCTCTTTTTAAATTATCCTTTTAGGACTTGTTTTGGTGATTTAATTTCAATTTTCTTTGGCTTATTTTCTTTAGCAAACGGAATGTCTAATGTTAACAATCCTTTGTCTAAACTAGCCTCTAATTTAGCTAAATCATATTTACTTGAGATCTTCCAAGCGATGTCAAAACTAGCTTTCTTAATTGAACGATGTAAATATCTATACTCGTTCTTTTCTTTTTGTTTTTCATCTTCCGTTTTACGGTAAGCGATACGAAGTGTTTCTGAATCAACAATGATTTCAATTTCGTCATTTGTTAATCCAATTGCTGCGACTTCAATTTTTAATCCATTGTCTGTTTCTTGAACATCACAAGGATGATTAACAACTTTCTCTTTAATTGGTTTAAAGATAGAATTGCTGTCGAAAAATGATTTCCATAGTAAATCAAATTCCTCATTGAAATTCCAAAAGTCGTTATAAGTTGGTGAATGATAAGTGGCTGGATTGTAAAGATTTGTTGTGCCACTTGTTAGGCCATTTGTTGTTGTTATATAGCCATTAACATTTGAAGTGCCCGTTAATGTTGGGCCTGCGATTGTGTTTGTGTAGTACGCGCTATTTAAGCCGTCCGTTACTACGAATACATCTGTAGTACTCATTTTTTTCTCCTTTTTTGTGCTCCCCTAAGGTAAGCGGTTAATTATTAATTGTTTTCAAAACCTAGAGACCTACCGTATCTCTGTTTTTATATATATAAATATACTACTAGTTTGAAAGACGAACAAGATAATAAACAGATTCTATATCTCCTTCTTTAAATGTTAATTTCATTAAACCTTCATTACTAACTTGAATAGTACCACTAGTTGCTTCTTCATTTGCTTTTAATACTTCAGTTAATACATCAGCTGGAAATGGTAATTCATCTAAACCAAACATTGATTCACATGGTGTTTTAAATTTGATTTTATTAGCATATCCATTTCCATCTCCAATTACTACTAATAAATTCATTCCTTCACCTTCAGTATATTCAGATTTAATAGATGCTTGTTTAACATCACCTAATGCTTTTTTAGCATTAATAAATCTAGTTATAAACTCATTTGTTAAAGGAATATCAGCATCATAACTAGCTGGTTCAGTAATTGAAGGTACAGACTCAATTAGATTTAAATCTGATAGATAATAATTCAAATCATATTGATTATCTGATATTGTTAGTTCAAGTGGTGTACCACGTTCACTTTTATTTAGTTTTAAAATAATAGTCTCATTCATAATTTTAATTAACTTAGAAAATTGACTAGTATTGTAAATACCAATACTACTATCTTCCAAATCAATATTAGGACTAGTTACTTTACCAACTAGATTTTTAAATGGCGTAATAAAGTCAACTGTTATGTTTTTGTCCTTTATATCCCATTTAACTGATTCTACTGTACCATTTAAATAGTACTTATCGATAACGGATGTTATTGTGTTTTTATTCATATTATTTCCAAAATATTTGTAATTATTGTAAATATAATAACACCTGTTCCAAAACCAATTAGTCTACCTGGCCAATTAGCTTGAAAATAGTCATTATATATTCGTGTTGTTTTAATAAACACATATGATATAGGTAATCCTAATAACATCATAACTAAAGGATGTTCACGTGGAAATTTCCAAGCCATTTGTCCTTGTAACTGAATAAAAGATATTACTTGAGCCACAGCACTAAGTAATAAAGCATAAACTAATTTCATTATATTAAATATATGATCTTTTTTAGAATGAGAAAAACTTATTTACATAAGCATTTAATGAAGGAAAAGACCATTTTAAATCTTCATAAATACCTTGTAGTTTATTTAATAGTGTTGAGTTGAATCCTTCTTCCTTATCAATAAATTTAGTTATAAACTCATTTATAAATTCTGGATCATTTCCTGTAAATCCTAACACTTCAATTTTATATGGATTATCTTTTAATTGTATATAATACATTTTATCACCCTCAGTGAAACATGGATATTGTTTATCTAATTTTTTGAAACGTAATAAATCATTATACCAT